TGCTGTCGCCGTCGACTCCCCAAACGACATCGCGGTCGGCACTCGTGTAGCGCCAATAGGTAGGCCCCCACGCAAACTCGTACAGGCTTACGGGGCGTCCGAGCCGCGACGCTATTTCGAACAGTTTGAAGCTCATAGCGCGAAGTTTCCTGGACCTTGCGGCCAGAGGCCGATGACATCGTAAATCTGCACGGTTTGGGCGAAGCCGAGTTGCGGAATCACGACCGTCGCAAAACAGGTGCCGTGATCCCCGCTGAACACGCTGTCGCCGGGGAAAATGTAGTTGGAATAGAGATACTGGATTATGTTGATTCGCAGCGTGTCAGGCGGACCTGCTGCGAAGGGATCGGCAGCAAATCCAGCTTCGCCGCGAGGAGCGGCGGTGGCTGGCGTGAAGAAATAGGTTCTCCAGCCATAAAGATAGTCATACGGCAGCGTGGCCGGATAGGTTTCAAGGCCTCCATTGTAGTCGGAATAGTTGTCTGCGCTCAGAACGCCGATTTGCTCAACGCCTCCGCGGAGCAGACTGAAATTCCAGGTCGGCCGCATGACGGGGACATTCGGGCCTTGCGAGGTGTCGAAATCGACGTAGCCCCAATAACCGGCATCGACGCCGATGCAGCCCGCCTCGTCAGCAGCAGGTCCGCCGCAGTAATCGACTCCCTTCGCTGCCGCAGGAATCGGATAGTCGATGGGATCCGGCGCCGTGCGTTCATCGCGGAACGACCGGAAGCTCAGACTGGACTCCGCGACTCCGTCGCTATCGGTAATGTGATTGATTTGGACGCTGTCGGTCGCGAGTCGACAGGTGTCCATGAAGGACGCGGTCGTGCCAGTTGGCAAAGCGACTCCGAGCGCGCTGTCGAGCATCAGGCGCTCCTCGGTGGCCGATGGCGCTGCGCCGAGAGCGGTAATCTCGCGGGCGATGGAACCGTTGATGAGCAGATACTGCCGACCGTCGATGACGCCGCCTGTGTAACCGTAGCCGATTTTCTTGATGTCGAGCAGCGCGTCGGCTGCAAGGCGGTCGCGGGACAGCTCAAGGTCATCGTTGAAGCTCGGCAGCCATACGGCGCCCTGCTGCCCGCGGAGCCGATACAGCATTTGCCGGAACGCCCACTGCTCCGGGCGACCGCTCAGCATCATCAGATGAGTTTGCAGGGTGAACGCTCGCCCGGCGTCGTCCTCGAGCTGCCGCAGACCTACATCGTTGTCGATGGTCTCGGTCTCGAGGTCGAACGTCACCTTGATGTTCTCGCGACGGTTTGGCTCCTCGAGGATGACCGGGTAGGAGCCAAACACAACGTCCCACGCTCCCTCGTCGCTGAGGTCGTTCGCCTGGTTCAACTCGAACCTAAGCGCGCCCTGCCCGAGCTTACTGGTGATCGCTTCGGCGGCACTCTGGTCCTCCAGCGTGGCGCGACGCAGCGGATGGATGCTCGAGCCAGCTGGCCAGGCGCGCGTGACACCGCCAGCAGAAACCGTGATGGAGTCGGCGGCGATCGCTTCGATGGTGACCTTGTCGAAGGTGAACGCATCGGCGCCGAGCAGCATTGCCAAGCCGCCGACCTGGAACTCGCGATAGGTCGTGTCGAACGGGATGACGGTGGCGCCCGCGTTGATTCCGGCCGTCAGCAGACCGTGGTCGTGGAACAGCGGCAACATGAACTCCTCCGAGCTCATGCGGTGCAGCCACAGGTCGAGAAACGCGCGCTCCTGGTCGACCGGATGGAAGGTCATCTCGAACAGACGGCGCGGCGACAAGCGGAGCGCCCGCACCTGTTCAGTTCCGTAGCTCCCGCGCAGGACGTCGCTCAGCCACTCGAGGGTCTCGGTGATGCCGTTCTGCCAGTTCGGTCGGATGCTCCAGACGGGGAGCGCGCTGTCGGCAACCATCAGCCGAGGTCAGTCTTTACGGTGGAGCGATTGCGGCGGATGTGAGTCAGCACAATTTCCTCGCCCGCCGCGCCGGCCATAGCATTCGCAATCTCGTCGTCACCGATGGCGAGAATCTGTCGAATCCCACGGTTTCCGCCGCCCGGCGTTTCGCGTCCGCCCATGTTGTTCCGGTGGCGAACGTCGCCCTGGGTCAGCACCTCCTCGCCGCGCTTGAGGATGGCAGGGACCTCATCCGGCTTGAGGCCAACCAGTCCGCCCGTGTGATAGCGCACCGCGCCAGCGAACACTGCGGGACTTACGGCGCGATGCATCGTCGGCGAACCGGCGATACCGCCACCGTGGAATAGACCCGTGATGAGACCACCGATGCCGCCACCGCCGCCCATGCCGGAGCCGCCGCTGATGGCGTTAAAGATGGCCTGCTCGATAATCATTTCCGCGATGTACTGGAGGAACTGAATCGCGAACTGGAGGAACGACTGGCCAAGCGCGCTGAACACGTTCTGCCCCTGGCCGACCTTCTGGAAGAAGCTGTCGACACCCTGGATAGCGTCCTGCGCGAACTGCTGGTTGATCTGCTTGCCGGTCGCGAGGAATTGGCGACCCATGAGCTGCGTTTCGTGGTTCGCGTCCTGCAACGCGGCAATGGTCGCCTGAATCCCTTCCGGCGTTAGACCGAGGCGGGCCATCTCGTCGGGGTTGGCGAGGACGGCCTTCCATGCTTCGATTGCAGTGTCGCGCAGCTGGAGGAGCTGGTCGTTGACTTGCTGGAGCTGCGATTGCGCGGTGCTCGCTTCGGCACCGTTGCCGAGCAACTGCGAATCGTCGATGTGCGTTTGCAGGGCCTGCTGGAGCTGCTGCGCGCCATCAATGCGGCGACCAATCTCATCGAGATGCAGCTTGTCAAGGTCGCCGGCAGTGCCTTTGATTTCCTCGCGAAGCTGCCGGATGCTCTGGAGCGCGGCGTCCTTCTTCGGCCCACCCGGCGCCGCTTCCCAATAGGCCTCGAGCTTGTCGATCGCCGTGTCGAGCGCGGGTGACATCGCATTGAGTTGCGCCGTCAGTTCGGCCACGGCCTTGTCGTCGCCGCGGGCGTAAGCAGCCTGAATGTTGTTCAGCAGTGCCTGGCGGAGAGCCTGTTGCTCTTGCAGGGCGGCGTTGACAGCCTCCTCGGCGTGCTCAAGGTCGAATGTCGCGCCGACTTGGTCGGCAATCTGCTTAGCCTGAGCGCCCTTGAAACTGCCGTCCGCATTCTTGCTGTCGTCGAACTGGATGTGCTTGTCGACAGCTTCCTGCTTCGCCTGAGTGATAGCCTGGTCGATTGCCTCCTGACGCTGCGAAGCGAGCAGTTGCTCGGACGACATGCCGAGCTGCTTGCGCATGTAGTCGATGACCAGCTTGCGCTGCGCTGCCTCGACCTCGAGCTTTTTGTTGAACGAGTCCTGCGCCGTCGCAATCTGCTCGGCATACTGCAACTCGCTGTCCTGGCCGTCATAGCCTTCGGAGATGCTGCCGACACGGCGCACCGACTGGACGGCGCTCCGCTTGAAATTCGCCACGCTGACGGCGCCCTGGCCAGTTTTGCCCTGGTTGCCGCCGAGGATCCGCACGGTGCCGTTCGGCCCGTAACCAGCGAAGAAGCCGACATGGCCGTTGAGCACGACGATGTCGCCGGGCTGCGCTTCCTCGAGGCTGACCTTCGTGCCGTAGTTCTTGAACGAGGATGCGGCGAGCGAACCGGTCGTCGGGAGTCCCTTCGACGCCAACATTGCGTTGACGAATGCGGCGCACCACGCGAGCTTGCCAGGGTCGACCGTGCCGCCCTGCGGAGTCTTGATGCCGTACTGGTTGAACAGTGACTCGAGGACTGCGACGTCCTCGCGGTTGTTCTCTCGCTTGCCGAGGAAACCCTGTGCCGCGCTCAGCAGACCCTGCCGACGCTGCATCTGGATTTGGGTAATAACCTGTTCCGCCGCAGCCTGTCGCTTGAGTTCCGCCGCAGCCTTATTGCCCGTTTTCTCGATCTCGTCGCGATAGGCCTGTTCGCCGGCCACCCGTGCCTTTTGCAGATCGGTGACAGCGCTCGTCAGCTCGCGCTGCTGCGCAATCTGCGTCCGCGCGTCGTTGATGGCCTTCTGGTCAACTTGCGTCTGAGCCTTGGTATCACCGTTACCAGCGTTCGCCGCCGCCTTCGCGCGGGCTTCCTGCTCGGGAGTCGCTGCACTGGCCGCGGGTAGTTGCACCGTGACGGTGCCGTGGCTCTGCTGGAGCTGATATTGCCGGTCGGCCTCGTTGACGCGGTCGATGGCATCGGCGATGTCGTCGATGAGACCAGCCACGCCTTCGATGCCCTTGCGGAGCGCGTTCGCCCATCCGCTATCGGCGAGGCCCTGCTTGGCGTGCTCCCATGCCGTGTCGATGTGGTCGATCGCTCGCGCCCACGGGCCGCGCATCTCCTCGGCAGCATCGTGCTGACTCTTGGCGAACTTGTCGAACGCCAGCTTGCGCGCCGCAGCTGCGTTGCCGCTGTCGAACATCGCGCGGATGTGCTGCCGCTCGGCCGCAGTGAGGAAATTCGTCGCGTCGTCGAGCTTGGCGACGGCATCGTAACCGCCCGTGAAGGCATCCGCCACCTGAGTTGCGGCATCCTTGACGTCTGTGCCGAGGACACGGCTCATGTCCTTCGCGGCCTGGCCGAACTGGACGAAATACGCGGGGTTCAGGCCATCCTTGACGAACGTCTTAGTTATCGTCGTCGCCTCGTCGGCGGTGAGATGATAGTTCTCGAGCGCTTTGACGTTCTCGTTCAGCGCGGCGGCGCTGTAGTTTGCGCCGTCGGCGGTCGCCTTGAGGATGGCGGAGAGCGAGCGGAGGCGGTCAGCCTGGTCGGCAGCTTGCTTGATTGCGAACGCGACCGTGCCAACGATCGCCGCGGCACCGAGGAAATACGGATTCCCGAACGCAGCCATGATGCCGCTGCCGAGCTTCGGGAACAGCTGGACGATCTGGCCGAGCTGCTGCGCGATGATTTGCGAGGGCTTCTGACCCATCGCGAGACCGCTGACGACGTCGTTCACCTGATACATCAGGTTGGTCGACTGCCAAGGCGTCATGCCGAGGAGAGTCGGACGTCCGGTCGGGCCGACTCCCTGCTCCGCGAGGGCGCGCTTCTGCTCGGTCTCGAGGAGCTTGAGCACCATCTGGTACTCCTGCTCGGTCTTGTAGAGACCAGCCGCTCGAGCTGCGTTCGCCTTCTCGATCTCCTCGCGGTAGTGCTGCTGAATCGCGGCGGCCGGCGCCATTTGCGCGCGGATCCGCTCCAGCCACTGTGATTGTTCCTGCAACGCCGTGGCCGCGGCAGCGGCCTGCTGTCCCTGCTTGAGGCCAGGCTGCGCCGCGTCGAACGCATTGGCGAGGCTCGCTGCACGCTGATACTCGGTGCCGAGCGCCTCGAGGTCGCCGCGCGCCCTGCCGAGCTTGTTGCTGGTCAGGTCGATCTGGCTGTTGAGTTGCTTCTGCGCCGCGGCAATCGCGGTGACCTGGGCTTCGGTCTCAGCGGTGTTTCCGGTAGCCGCACCAGCCGCCTTGACGCTCGACATCGCATTGTTGGCGCTTTCGGCCTGCGCTTTCAGATTCGCGAGGTCGGCCTCGAGCGATTTAACCTTGGCGCTCTGCTGCTCGTAAGCGGTGCCAGCGCGTGCCGACGCCCCATTGAC